TGGGTCCCCAACCGCGCTTCAGGCGACTTCGCCGCGCAAGCGTGTGGATGCCAGGCTTCGGTCCCTGCTTCCCGGAGTTCAAACTCCGAAGAGCAGCTCCCCAGCCATCAGCCCCTGCAACGTTGCAGGGTTTGATGACGTAGCCGAATACTTCGTCCCTGTGGAAGCCCTCGTGATAACGAAGGCGAAACCCCAGGCTCGAATTATGGGCAATAGGACTGAACGGTCTATACCAGCCGATTACTCGGCCCCGATACCTCTCGACGAGCTCTTGGGAGTGCTCGCGAGGGCGTAGTATCAGGTAGCCAACGAACGGAATTGGGCCATAAAGGTCCTCAACCAGTTCTTTGACTAATTCGCTAGACCGTCGGTAGTTAGCCACGTACATCGAGTTTCCTAACTCGACCCATGACGCTAACTGGCCCGCATCATTGCGTGCTGAACGATTCCATACTGTCCGTAAACGGATAGGTGTGACATCGACGCCAGCATAGGCATCGCACCCACAGGATTCTCTAAAGAATCCTTCAGTGCAGCATTTGTCCACGTTGAACATAAGTCCAAACTTAGACAGCTGCTGCATTACTACGAGATAGTCTTCCTCGTAGCATATGATGTCGTCCCCGTACACCCAAACTCGGCCGCGAGCTACTTGCGGCCGAACCTGTTTGTGTACAACGATGGCACTAACAGCTAGTGCGTAGAAACAAAGCGCCTCAACGGGAAAGCATGTAGCTGATCCCATTGGAGCAAACTTCGCCATACGCACTATCCTCCCGTCTGGAAGACGGGTGTCCGGTGACCGGCTCGCGAGCAAATGGGAGTACCATGCGGTACCTCCAAAAAGCTCTTGAACTAAGGCCAAGGACACCCTATCCGACGCGTCCTTCATGTCGAGGGTACACAAGCCGCTCCCTGTGGAGCCGCGAAGTGCTAACCTTCGATTAACCGTCTGGTCGGTGAAGTTCACCTGACCTTGGGTTAGTCGACTATTCTCCAGGATGCCGTACAGCTTACGCTGCTGGCCCTGTTGAATCCATTGGTATTCCAATGGCTCGCAGGAGATAAGACGAGGTCCTCGTGAATCCTTCGGAACTAGCACGACTTTTGCCGTGCCAGCTTCTAGGGTTTCGAGTGTTTCCTCGTAGGTGGTGTACTGGTCGCATACTTGGCCGCCGAGCTGGAAATACTCCGTAAAGGGGTACTTCTGGTCGAGGGCAAGGTAGATGCGTGAGAACCTGGATTTCTCCGGGCCTCTTTCACCAGTTGAAACAGCACCTGGGCCGTGCCTGGGGATAATATCCCGAGGGTCAGACCCACCAAGAACGCGAGTGATGAACCCGCGCGCTTGCTTAATAACCGCATCGTTCGGATCGATTTGGAGATTTTTGATCTCCTCCTCGGTCGCGACGAATGAATCGATGACTTTAACTTCGTCATCTTTGTCATAAGGCAGCTCCAGTTTGTACAAGAAGTACAATAACTGACGGGCGTGCCTGATTGCATCGGTGTCTTGCAGCCGGAATCTCTTCTGGCGCAATGAACCGTCCCCGTGCCCCTCCACGGCAATATCCACCCATGTAAGGGTGGGTATGCCGGAATGGTGATTATAATCACGTAAGGGCACCATACAGTGGGAACTTGCAAACACACGGTCAAACAGCCACCGGAGAATATCCGGGAAGCCATTAAATGGCTGGTTTCTTTCGAAACCAGCATACCATGCGATTGCAGGATCATCACTAGCCAAACACCTGTCAAGATGTTTGCCTAACCGAGGAAGCGTCTTCGTCAAAAACGATAGACCTTCTTTTGCAACCTGTTCCTGGATTATATACCAGTCACGGGCAGGCTCAGCGTCGGAATAGCAATCAGCTATATCATCGAGCAGACGCTTATACAGAGCTGTATATACAACTTGCGACTTGTCAGTTTCCATATGGAATTGCGAGTCACATCACGTATCAGTATCCACTCAATGGTCGCCTCGGCGTCCTGCAAGGGTTTTATCCCAAGACAAGGAACACCTTGTCAACTACAATACGTACAGAGAAATGGGCCGGTTAGGCCTCTCCGCTAAGGAGTCTCTCTGCCGTATCATCGCTACTAGTCATGTCGCCCGTATCGGTCAGCCGTCCAAGTAGGACGAACGTGGCCAAGGTGCGCTGAATAGTAAGGACGTCAGCTTCCGTGAACAACTCGGCGTTGGGCCGAACAGTCACGAGGTAAGCTGATGCAGTAACGGACTTCCCGTTCGCATCAATCCGACTTACGTCGAGACGGATGTTTTGGCGGGTTGTCCCGTAGGGTAGGTTCTCTTTACTATCGGAATGACCGATAGTGAGGTTGAACGTATCTGGAGTCGTACCCGAGAGGGTAGAGATTCCGGAGGCCCTACGTTTCGATGATCTATCTCCAGTCGCCAACGTATGAAACGTTGCCAGATCCCGCAGCCAATTTTGTGGCGCGGATTCTGG